TTGCCCTTGTCGGCGCGACGATGGCCGAGGCGCGCAGCGTGATGGTTGAGGGTGAAAGCGGGCTGCTGGCCTGCGCTGGCAACGGCATGGCCGTTCGGTGGGAGCCCTCGCTCAGGCGACTTTGCTGGGAGAACGGAGCAACAGCGAACATCTATTCGGCTGCCGAGCCCGACGCTCTGCGCGGTCCGCAGCATCATTTCGCCTGGGCGGACGAGATTGCAAAATGGCCATCCGGGATCGCCGCGTGGGACAATCTGATGATGGGTTTACGGTTGGGCGTACAGCCCCGGGTGGTGGCGACGACCACGCCGCGTCCGGTGCCACTGCTGAAGCGGCTTCATGGCGCGCGCGGGGTGGAGCTGACAGTGGGAAGAACGCTCGACAATGCCGCCAATCTTCCGCCTGCGTATATCCGCACGATGCAGGCCGAATATGGTGGCAGGCGGATTGGCCGGCAGGAGCTGGACGGCGAACTGATCGAGGATGCGGAAGGCGCGCTCTGGACGCGCGACGGACTGGAACTATGCCGGATGCCAGCTGCCCCTGAGCAGGCGCGCGTCGTCATCGGGGTCGATCCGCCAGCAAGCAGCAACGGCGATGCCTGCGGGATCATCGTGGCGGGCCTCTGCAAGATGGGCGAGGGCTGGGTGCTGGCGGACGAAAGTGTTTCGGGCCGCTCCCCCGAAGGCTGGGCTGGGGCAGTGGCTGCCGCTGCGGCCAGATGGCGGGCGGACCGGGTGGTTGCCGAAAAGAACAATGGCGGCGACATGGTCGAGAGCGTTCTTCGTGCGGCTGACGTTTCGATGCCGATCCGCCTTGTCCACGCAAGCCGGGGAAAAGTCCCCCGGGCGGAACCGGTGGCGGCACTCTACGAAAAGCGCCGGGTTCATCATGCCGGAGCCTTCCCGGCACTTGAAGACGAATTGTGCGGGCTGATCGCGGGCGGGGCCTATGAGGGGCCCGGCAAATCTCCGGACCGGGCGGACGCACTGGTCTGGGCCATGACTGAATTGATGCTGGGGAAACGATCGACCGGGCCGCGCGTGCGGACGATCTGACCTTCCCGGCATCCCCCCTGAAAGGAAAGAATTATGTTGCTCAAGAAGATCGCCCGCTGGGCAGGCCGGCGCTTGTCCGAAAAATCCACCTATGTCGGGCTGGCCACCGTCGCGATCGCCGTCGGCGCTCCCCCGGAAGTGGTCGCGTCGATCGGGAGGGCCGGGCAGGTTGCCGCGCTGATCTTCGGTTCGGGGCTGGCAGCCGCGACCACCGGTCAGAATCAAACCCCAGCTGACGCCGCGGAGTAGGCCATGAAGCTGTTCGGCTGGAAATCGGCCGGGCGCGCAGTCGCGCGTCCGGTGCTTTCACATGGGTTCTCGACCTGGGGCACGACCGATTGGCCGCGCTCCTATGAAGCGCAATTGCGGGAGCTCTATCTGGGCAACGCTGTCGCGCAGCGCGCGGTGCGGCTGGTCGCGGAAGGCGTGGCGTCGGTCAGACGGAGCGCCGGCCGAACTGTTCGCGCTGCGGCCCGAGCGCGTCAGCGTCGAGCCCGATCCGCGCGGCTGGCCGATGGCGTTCGTCTATCGCGCCGGCACGGCGGCGACGCGGTTGGCGAGCGACCGGGTGATCCACATCCGCACGCACCATCCGCTCGACGATCATTATGGCCTCGGCTGCCTCGATGCGGCCGCTGGCGCAATGGCGGCGCACAATGCCGCGACCCGCTGGAACAAGGCGCTGCTCGACAATGCAGCGCGGCCTTCGGGTGCGCTGGTTGCCGAAGGGAGCGAGACGCTGACCGCCGACCAGTTTACGCGGCTCCGCAAGGAAATGGAGGACAGCTTTGCCGGTGCCGCCAATGCGGGGCGGCCGATGCTCCTTGAGGGCGGGCTCAGATGGCAGGCCATGTCGCTTTCGCCTGCCGACATGGATTTTGCGGGGCTGAAGGCAGCGGCGGCGCGCGAGATCGCGCTGGCGTTCGGCGTGCCCTCGGTGCTGCTCGGCCTGCCGGGCGACGCGACCTATGCCAACTATCGCGAGGCCAACAAGGCGCTCTGGCGTCAGGCAATCCTGCCCTTGGCGGGCAAGATCCTCGATGCGCTCGTCGAGGGGCTTTCGCCGTGGTTCGCCGGGCTGAAACTGTCAGTCGATCTCGACCGGGTGCCCGCTTTGTCCGAAGACCGGGAGCGGCTGTGGGCGCAGGTGAACGGTGCAGCCTTTCTGAGCCCGAACGAAAAGCGCGCCATGCTTGGTCTGACGGCACTGCCGGAACCGCGTGTGACGGAACAGGTCGAAGTCAAGTTCAACCCCTGGCACGACCCCAAGGACGGTCGCTTCACATTCAGGCAGGGTGGAACCTTTTCTGGCGGGGGTGGCAACTTTGGCGGTGGAGGGGCGACCGGCCGATTTGACGTGCCGTCGCGGCCGAGACCCAAAAGCACCCGAAGACAGACGCCAAAACCAGTCGTTTCCCTGCCTCCGCCGGGCCCAAGCGCGGCGCGCAAGGCACCCATTCTGCGCCAAACCGCCACGGGCGCTCGAAGCGCGACAGGCGGAATGCGCAGGATCACGGAGAATGGCTATGACTTCGATCTGGACAGCGAAAACCGCACGCGCAGGGCTGGCGGAACCGTGAGACTGGATCCGGAGCAACGGCGCTCACGGTCTGCACAACGGCGGGCAGGCAGGCCACACCGATTGCCGACAGATGAGGGCGGACATTATGTTGCCCGCGAATTCGGCGGACCCGACAAGGACTTCAACCATTTCGCCCAGGACGCCAATTTCAACCGGAGCCGCTATCGCAAGCTGGAAACAAAGTGGGGCAAGCTGACCCGGGCTGGCAAAAAAGTCACATTTGCCATTATTCCGCGATATCCGCGCGGATCACGGCGTCCATCGCACATCGATGTGACGTATTTCGATGGCAGCGACGTGCACAGAGTGCCTTTCACGAACGATAGCGGGAACTGACGATATGACCATGAAAGAAAAAGGCGAAATTCTGGAGGAGATTGGGCGCTTGATCGACGATCAGCTTGAAGGGAAGAGCGAGAACGCCTTTCTCTATTCAGAAATTGCAGAAAATACGGGCGAAGCATATATTCTTGAGGATGCGGGTGATCGCGTGATCTTTCATCTTGCAGACGATGAAATCATCTGGGCGGCCCACGCGTTGTGGAAGAAAGATCCGGAGGACAAGCGCTGGCAAGCCATGCGATACTCGTTGAACGATGGGAAATTTTCGGCCGAGTTCGACTATTTCCAGGAAGAGGATGAGGACGATGTTGATCCTGATCGGGTCTCCCGCGTACTGAAGGAACGCGCCGGCAATAGGGCCATAGACAACACGCTCGAGATCGAGAAGTTTAGGCGCCTCACCGGATATGACATCTGACGGCCCTATTCTGACCAGGCAATTCTGCCCACCCCAAATCCCAAGCTTCCCGCTTTCGGGCAAAATCGCGCAAACTCAATGAGGCTGGCAAAAAAACCAGTCGAACGGGTGAAAGCGCGCCATGGCCGTGGCTGACGGAATCTTGAAGGGCAAGATTGCCGACCCCACCGGCGGCGCAACTTTTTTCATGTCATCAAGCGCCGACGAGCGGGGCAAACCCCGTACATCAAAAGGATCGTTCAGGAGAGGTCTCGAGAGTGGAAGATTGGTCGACTCAGCCTATGTCAGCAGCTCGAAGAGAAAGAGGCAAAATCATTTCTTCGTTGAAGTGCCAGCCTCACGCCCTCCAGCGAGGAAAGCCGGGCGCAAAAAGCCCTGAGACGCGGCGAGCGTGGGCAATCTCGATTATCGGGTTGGCCAGCATGATGGCAAATTGCGGCGCTGTCGCGGCCAAAGCGCCAGGGCACATCAGGAAGTTCGACATTATCTGTTCGGTGAGTGGCCATACCTACAGGGCGTATCACCGCGAACTGGAAGGCCTGGCGTACGCCATGCCAAACAGCTGGGCCTATGACTTCCGCTACCGGATAGATCTGAACGCGGGGACATACACCTACGTGAGTCCCAAACAAGAGGAGACAAAGAAAATTGCGTCCACCACGCGTCGGATCATCACTTTCGTAAAGACCAAGGACGAGCATGAGACCTTTGATCTAAGGACGCGGCGCTATCACAGTACAGCCACGCTGTCTGCGTATCAGGACGGTTTTGCAGCAGGTTCATGCCGCTTTGCGAGATACTCCGGGCGTTGAATAGCAACCCCGCAATCGTTGGCCGTCATCCCGGCTGACCCGCCCATTTTCAACCGAACCACGGAGCCGCCTTCGGGCGGCTTTTTCCTTGTCAGGAGCGCATATCATGAGCGATTCAAACATGCTGACACAATTGACCGCGCAGGCCGAGGCGCACGGCGCCGATCTGGTGACGTTGCGCGCGCTGATCGAGGAAGCCTGCGAACTGGGCGCGGTCCGCGCGCTCTCCGTGCTGGGGCTGGCCGATGACGGGGCGCGCAAGGATGTGGAGGAACTGCGCGAGCTGCTCTCGGCCTGGCGGGATGCCAAGGTCGCGGCCGGCCGGGCCGCGATCGGCTGGCTGGTGCGCGGTGCGATCGCGCTGATGCTTGTCGGGGCGGCGGTGAAGTTCGGGCTGCCGGGGTTGGCCGGCCAATGACCCCGGATCGAGCCCGGGGGATGCGGTTCGCAGGCTATGCGGCAGTCTTCGACCGGCCCGACAGCGGCGGCGACATTGTCCGCAAGGGGGCCTTTGCGGCGGCGCCTGCCCGGGACGTTCCGCTCTTTTGGCAGCACGACACGAACCAACGGATCGGCACCATTGAAATGCTGAAGGAGGACCGGCGCGGGCTGCGCGTGATCGGCCGGCTGGCCGGTGGCCGGGCCGTCGCGCCCGGGCAGGGACTGTCGTTCGGATACCGGGTTCGCGCGGCGCGCAAGGGCGCGTTCCGGGAGTTGACCGACCTCGAACTCATCGAAGTCAGCCTCGTCGCGCAACCGATGCAGCCGCTCGCACGCGTGCACGCGGTCGAAGACAATCAAGAAGGAGAAGACCATGGATTATGAAGTGAAAGCCGGATCGCTTGAAGAGAGCTTTGCGGACGTTGAAGGCGGTACGGTGGCAGTCGAACGCCCTGTCCTGTCGGGGGGCGATGCGTCGCGCTCGGCCTTTGTCGACGGCTATCTCCGGCGGGGCGCGGAGCTTGAGCTGAAGAGCTTTTCGGGCGTCGTTCCTGCCGATGGCGGCTATGCCATTCCAAGGGAAATCGATGCAGCGGTCGATGCGACGCTCAAATCGATCTCGCCCATTCGCGGCATTGCCAATGTCGTCAAGGTCGGCAGTGCCGGTTATCGAAAGCTGGTGACCTCGGGCGGTGTCGCTTCGGGCTGGGCGGCGGAAGATGCCGTGCGGCCCGACACGAACACGCCCGTCTTCAACGAGATTGTGCCGAGCTTCGGCGATCTCTATGCCAAGCCTTCGGCGACGCAGGCGATGCTCGACGATGCGCAGTTCGATGTGGAAGCCTGGCTTGCGGCGGAGATCGCGACCGAGTTTGCGAAGGCCGAAGGCAGCGCTTTCGTGAACGGCACCGGCATCAACCAGCCCAAGGGCTTCCTCCAGTCGCCGGTTGCGGCGACGGCCGACTCGGCGCGCGCATTCGGGACGCTCCAATATGTACCCACCGGCACGCTTGGCGCTTTTTCCGCGAGTCCTCAGGACAAGCTGGTCGAGCTCGTCCACACGCTGCGCGCTCCCTATCGCCAGGGTGCGGCATGGGTGATGAATTCGGCAACGCTGGCGGCGATCCGCAAGTTCAAGACCAGCGACGGCGCGTTCCTCTGGCAGGCGGGGCTGGTTTCGGGCCAGCCCGATACGCTGCTCGGCTATCCGGTGGTCGAGGCGGAAGACATGCCCGACATCGCGAACAACAGCCTGTCGATTGCCTTCGGCAACTTCAAGGCAGGATATCTGATCGCCGAGCGGACCGAGACCCGGATCCTGCGCGACCCATATTCGAACAAGCCCTATGTCCAGTTCTACGCGACCAAGCGGCTGGGCGGGTGCGTGTCGAATTCGGAAAGCATCAAGCTGCTCAAATTCGCGGCGAGCTAGGCTGAATTTCCCTTCCCATGCGGAAGGGACCGGGGAGGCGGGCTCGCGCGTCGGCGGGCGAATTGGTCCCGAGGCCCGCCCGCCTCCCAATCTTCCCCTGCCCTTCCCGCACCAGGGAGTGGCGCTTTGAGGATGCTCCGACATGTTCGACCTTACCCCGCCGCAGATCGCGGCGGAGGCCGTGTTTGCGGCCAAAGCCTTTTTGCGGATCGAAGACGCGCTGGAAGATGTGCTTGTCGCCAACCTGCTTGCGGCAGCAGTCCGCCACGTGGAAAGTTTTACAAATCTTGTCGTGCTGCGCCGCGAAGGCGTTGATCGCTTGCCGGTTTCGGGCTCCTGGCAGAGGCTTGGCGTGACGCCCGTTCATGCGATCATCGCTGTTACCGGCCTGCCCGTCGACGGCCCTGCATTTATACTGCCGGTCGGATCCTATGCGCTTGATCTGGACGGTGACGGCGATGGCTGGATCCGTGTCACGGAGCCGGGAAATGCTGCACGGGTCGAAGTGAGGGTCGATGCCGGGCTGGCGGCGGCCTGGGATGATATTCCGGAACCACTGCGGCTCGCGATCCTGCGGCTCGCCGGATACCTTCATGCCTATCGCGATGCGGCGCAGGACGCGGGGCCGCCGGCGGCGGTCGCCGCGCTGCTCGGGCCATGGCGGCGGATGCGGCTGTCATGATCGGTGAGTTTGCAGGTACGCTCAAGGAGCGGGTTGCGATCGAGCAGCGCCGCACGGAGCGTGATGTCCTGGCGGGCGCCAAGCGTGGCTTCCGCTATGACGGAGCGGCCTGGGCCGCGATGGTGCCGCTTGCGCCAGGATCCTTGACGGACGCCGACGCACTGTCGGCGCTCCCGCGCTGGCAAGTGACGATGCGCAAGCGCGAGGCGATCGGCCCGGAAACCCGGCTGGTCTGGCGTGGCCGTTTTCTCGCGGTCTTGTCAGTGGTCAGCGATCCGCGCGAACCGGCAAGGATGACCCTGATTTGCGAGGAGATGCGTTGATGTTTGAACGATTGAAGGCGCGTGCCGCACGCGCGGGCCAGGTGGCGGCCCTTGCATTGATTGCGCGGCTGGCGCGCAATGCCGTGCTTCCGCGCGACGTGCGCGTTGATACAAGTGACGACGGGTTGACGCTTTCGGGACGCGGCCTGCGGCGGCGGATGCTTGACGATCCCCGGCTGCGGGGGATCGGGCGATGAGCGCGGCGACAATTGCCGTGCAGGCCGCGATTGCCGAGGCATTGCGCAATTCGGGGTCTGTGATGGCTGCGGTCTCGGGCGTCTATGACGGCCCGCCGCCGCGTGCAGTCTTCCCCTATATCGCGATCAGCGACGGCAGCAGCAGCGATTGGAGCACCAAGACAGCGCCCGGCCGCGAAATCCGGGCGGCGCTGACCGTCTGGGACGATGGCGAGGAGCCCTCGCGCCTCTACGGCCTGATGCACGAAGTCGAGCAGGCAGTGGCCGGTATCGAACGCGACCTGGACGGGTGGCGCGTGGCGAGCGTGGCGTTTGCCCGTTCGTTCGTGGTGCGCGATCCCGCCGGGCCCTGGGCGGGGCTGGTCGAACACCGGATCAGAGTGATGGGGACGTAGATTCCCCTCCCGCTTGCGGGCGGGGTCAGGGG